CTGGCTGGCGCACAAGTACCGCAACCCGGGGATCCCGGGCGTGGCGGTGATCATGGTGGCGGCGACGGACGAGGGGCCCGTGTATGGCGCCGGCCGCGGCATGCTGCGCAAGATCCTGGGCCGGCTGATGGGACCGCAGTATGTGCGCACGATCGACTTTGACGTGTTCACGGGGCGTTCCAGCCAGGGCGTCTACACGGACTGGGCGGCGTATTCGACCCTGGTCGTGGTCAACGAGGCCAAGGACACGCCGGAGAGCGGCAAGTGGGCGGATCGGCGCGCGGTCTACGAGCGGATCAAGGAGCTGGTCGACCCGGCGCCGGTGGAGCGGATGTTCACGCCGAAGGGCCGGCCCGCCTTCGTCGCGTGGGCCTTCGCCAGCTATTTGATCTTTTCCAACAACCGTGACGCCTTGCAATTGCCGGCGGACGATCGAAGGGCGACAGCCCTGTCCAATGGCGGCCGGTTATCACCCCAACAGGCGGAGCAGGTCGACGCCTGGACCAGGGAGCCTGGCAACATCGCCGCCCTCGGCGCCTGGCTCGAGGCGCGCGATCTCACGCATTTCGACGCATATGCGCCGCTCGAGACCGAGACCAAGGCCACCATGCAGGAGCTGGCGCGCAGCGACGTCGACATTGCGTTCAGCGCCATCCAGAAAGTGATCGGGCCGCGCGGGTTGTTCACCGGCGAAATGGTGCTGGCGGCGGTGCTCGGTGAGCTCGGTGGCAACGCCGGCGAGGGTCAAATTGCGTCGGTAAAACGCATGATCAAGAACGCTGCAAAGAAGGTCGATGGTGAGTTCAGGTTGCCACTCAGCCAGGGCAAACATTGGATCCTGTCCTGGCGTGGTTTTAACACCAAACATATCACCGAAACCGGGGTCGCGCAGAGCTCGGTGGAACATAGCCGAAAAATCATCGCCAAGGCAGCTGAGGACCACGGAATGACGGCGGTGATCCTGGATTTTACGCCGTTAGACAAGAGCTGAGGACCAGGACCAGCTGAGGACACCCTCTGAGGACCAGCAAAAAATTTAGGTTTATCAATAATTTATGGTGGTTGGTCCTTATTGGTCCTTAAAAAATGATAATAACATGTATGTATAGATAATAAGTTCCTGTGTAGTTTATATGTCTCTCTGGGAATTCGAGGACTTCTGAGGACCTGAGGACCAATCCAAGAAAAAACCCCGCCTGAGAGGCGGGGTTTTTGGTGTCAGATTGGGGTCGCTTTACCGTGTCGCCAGATGTGGCTGACGGGGTCGTCGCTCTCGACCACGCGATACTCGCGGACACTGGTCCAGCGTACGGTTAAGTCGCGGACGTAGGCGTCGGCCTCGACACGGGTGTGGAAGGTCAGGCCGTTGCCGATCCATTTGCCGGAGTTGTCGGCAACGACTTCAGGTTTCCAGCTCATTTCAGGATCAGCCTCGGGTTGGCCGGCGCCGGCGTGCAGTCGCTGCACGGGCGGACGATCGGCTTGGACAGGTCGATGCTCCCCCACCGCACCATGGAATTGCCGTTGAGGATGTAGGCCAGCTTGAGGGCGGCGGCCTTCTCCTCCTCGGTCGGGATCCTGGGCTCGGCGCCGGCGGCGCCGTTGATCAGGATGGCCATCAGCAGGGCTACGCGGGTCATCAGTGGATCCCTTTCTCGATGCGGTCGATCTTGGCCAGGGCGACGGCGGCGCTCTCGTACACCATACGCCAGTATTCGGCGGTGCGGCTGTCGGCGGAGAAGGTGCCGGGCGTGACGTCCCAGACGTCGTTGATGGCGTTGTCGGCGGCTTCGCGGGCGATTTCGAGGATGGCGTATTTGGACATGTGGTGCTCCGGTAGGGTTGGGTTTAGGAGGAAAAAATCGGCCCGCTAAATGTGCGATTTAACGGGCCGGTGGGATTAGGCGGCGAGGTTCTTGCCGGTCGGCAGGCCGATGCGGTGGGAGCGGACCGATTTATCGATCGTATGCGCGGTGATGTACTGCCGGCTCAGGGTGGCGCGGTAGGCCTCGATCGCGTTGGCGGCGACCAGCTTCTGCTCGGCGGCGAGCTCCTCATCCGGCACCTGGGACAGGGCGTTGGAGATCGAGAGCCGGTAGTTCTCGCTCTCGTAGTGGCCTGCGGGCAGGTCGGCGAGCGCCTTCTCGAGCATCTTCTTCTCGAGCTCCAGCTTGCCCTGGGCGGCCTTCACTGCGGCGTACTGGTCGATGAGGGTGTTGAGGTTGGTCATGTGCGTGTTTCCTGTTTGGTGTGTGGTGGATAGGGAGAGAGTTATTTGCCGTGCCAGGCGGCCGCGAGGCGGGCCTTGGCAACGTCAGCGGGGATGCCGATCGCCTTCAGTGCGCGAATGGCGTTGCTGGCGGACAGTTGGCCGTTGACGCAGGCAGTGATGGTGTCGTGGCCAGTGCGGTCAGGATTGGCCAGGAACAGGTCTGCTTCGTGGGTACCCATGCTGCAAAAGGTGACCAGTTGGGCGTGGGCGGTGGCGTAGGGCATCTTGTGGGCGGTGTAGAGGTCGCGGATCTGGGCGGCGGTGGTGAGGTTGGCCATGTCGTGCTCCGGTGTGTGGTTCGCTTCAGTGATCATGTTGTCTCACGGACCAACGGTCCGGTCAAGCGATTTGTCAAAATAATTTGGAAATAATTCAAAATAATTTTGCTTGCACTTGGACCAACGGTCCGGTATGGTTTTTTCACCAACAACGAAAGGCACATCACATGACCAACGCCAAAGAACACTATTTCCGCGACGAAGATGACAACCGCACTGTGGTTGTCACCATTGAAATGGAGCCGGGTAAATTCAAAGCCTACGTCAAGGAGGGCGAGAACGAAGATCTCGACGTCTGCGGTTATGGCACCACGGTGATGGAGGCGATCGCCGACCTGGTCGAGCAGATCAGGAGGGAAGGATGAGCTGGCAGGACCAACGTGAGATGACGCCGGCGCAATTCGTGGCGGCGTTTGAGGCGCTCGGTCTGACGCAGTCCGAGGCCGCCAGGTTTCTCGGCATGTCAGACCGCCAGGGCAGGCGCCTGGTGCGGGGGCAACGGCATATAGCTACGCCGATCGTGCTGCTGCTCAACGGCATGGTGGCCCGCGGCGACAAGCCCAAGGTGCCGCCCTGGGTGCCCGGGTCCTATTGACCACGTCCCAAATCAGGTAGAGTTTTAGGGCCTCACCCCCACGGGTGGGGCCTTTTCCGTGATATGGGTCACACCGATGGCGAACGCCAAGATCATTTCGTTCGTCGATGCCCAGATCAAAGCTGCCGTCACCGAGGTTGTTCAGCCGCTCCAGCTGACGATCGCCCGGCTCCGCAAGGATGTCGACGATCTAAAGCAGAGGGAGCGGGGTACACCCGAAGCAAGTGCCGGACGGGAAACCGAAAAAATTAACCCCGAAGAATGAGCAGCACGTCAGATCCCTGGCGCGCGCCTACACGGATCTGTCGATACGCGCGCTCGCCGGCGTAGCCGAGAGCGGTGAGAGCGAGGCCGCGCGCGTTAGCGCCGCGGCGCAGCTGCTCGATCGCGGTTGGGGCAAACCGAATCAACCGCACGATGCCCACGTCGAGGGCGAGCTGCGCATCACCATTCGCAACATCCTCGAGGGAAAGAAGTGAGCGGCGATGGACATGAACCCGTGGCTGGCGTTCTTCGTCGTCGCGCTGTCGCTGGCGCTGACGCTGTGCCTGGTGCTGCTGCTGCGGTGACGCCATGAATAATCACAACAACAACAATATCGGCGACGGTTGTCTGCTCGGCATTGCGATCTCGCTGGCGCTGTGGGTGCTGCTGATCTGGGCGATGCGGGGAGCTCTGCTGTATGAGCACTGACATCGTCATCCCGCACAACCAATGGACGCCGCGGCCGCATCAGATGAAGCTGTGGCGCTACCTGCACGAGGGTGGCACGCGGGCGCTCGCGATCTGGCACAGACGTGCGGGCAAAGACGAGGTTGCGTTACATCATGCCGCGGTGTGTGCGGTCCGGCGCGTTGGTAATTACTGGCATTGCTTGCCTGAGTTCGAACAAGCACGTCGTTCGATATGGACGGCAGTCAATCCGCACACGGGTCGGCGCCGCATCGATGAGGCGTTCCCGCATGAGTTTCGTGACAACACCAACGACAGCACCATGTTTATTCGCTTCCGCAACGGCAGCACCTGGGCCTGCATCGGCAGCGATCGTTACGACGCCACCATGGGCGCCTCGCCGGCCGGCATCGTCTACAGTGAATGGGCGCTAAGCAATCCGAGTGCGTGGGCCTATCACCGGCCGATGTTGCAGGAGAACGGCGGCTGGGCGTGCTTCATCTCAACGCCGCGTGGCCGCAATCACGCGTTCGATATGTTCAAGCATGCACAACGCTCGCCGGAGTGGTTCGCCGAGCTGCTGACCGCGCACGACACCGCGGCGTTATCTTCGTATGAACTCAACGAGGCGCTCACTGAGTACAGGACCTTGTACGGCGAGGACGCCGGCCAGGCGATGTTCGATCAGGAGCTGATGTGCTCATTCAACGCAGCGATATTGGGGGCCATGTTCGCCTTTGAAATGGCCGCGGTGCGCAAGGAAGATCGTGTCATTGAGTGCGAGGCGATCGAGGGTCAACCTGTGCACCGGGCCTGGGATATTGGCGTCACCGATGACACCGCGATCTTTTGGTGGCAGATGCAGGGCGGCCAGGTCGTCATACTTGATTGCTACTCAGCATCTGGCCAGGGCCTCGAGCACTTCGTCGAGGTGATCGAGCGTAAACGCGCCGAGCATGGCTGGATCGATGGCACTGACTGGGTGCCGCACGATGCCAAGGTCAAGGAATGGGGCAGCGGGAAAACCCGCGTCGAGACCATGTCTCAGCTCGGGCTATCGCCGATGCTGGTGACCTGGTCGACGATGCAGGACGGCATCAACGCCGCCAGGCGGACGCTGCCGCTGTGCATCTTCCACCCGCGCTGCGAGCCGGCGCTGGCCGCGCTCGAGCAGTACCGCCGCGAGTGGGATGACGAGCTCAAGGCCTTCAGGCTAACCCCCTTACATGATTGGACCTCGCACTTCGCCGACGCCTTTCGCTACCTCGCGCAGGCCTGGCGCCAGGCGCCGCGGCGCGATGTAGTCGTGCCGATACAACGCGGCTGGATCATTCCGCCACCCCAGGACGCGCCGCGTAAACGTGGGGTGATCATATGAACCAGCAGGATCTGGTCTACCGTCTCCGCACCTGCGCCGCCGCTATCCTGGCGGTGGATCCGCGCGAGAGCTGGGTGGCGCTGGTCAGCGACGACGCTGCTAACCTGATGGTTGAGGCCGCTAACCTGCTTGACGAGCCGCTCGGCGAGCCAATGGCGAAGCTGGAGACAGGGCTAAACCCAACGCAAACACCGAGCGGTCCGACCTGGACCACCAATAACATGGAGCTGCCTGCGGCGGCGCCGCGGCCGTGCCCGGCCTGCGGTGAGATTTCCGCGCGTCGCGTCGACAGAGTGGGTCGTCGCCTGCTGCTGACCTGTCCAGGCTGCAAGCATCAATGGGAGTACGGGGCATAGCATGGCTAAGAAAAACCGCATCCCCGTCGAGGACGATCTGCGCCACGACGACATCAGCTACAACCCGAACGTCGAGCCGGGCAAGGCCAAGGCCTGGCTCAATCTCTTGAGTGAGAGCGAGGACGCGTTCGACGAATGGCACGACCACTGCGACAACATCGACCGGCTCTACGCCTCACTATCGCGGCTGTCGTCGGACCTGGCCTACTCCGGCAAAAAGATACGCGACAAAGAATTTCAGATGTTCTGGGCAAATTGCGAAGTGGTGAAGCCCAGCATTTACGCCAAAGCTCCGATCCCGGTTGTAGTACCAAAATTCAAAGATCGACGGCCGGTGTATCAGGCAGCGTCCGAAGTCGCTGAACGCTGCGCCGTGGTCGCGTTTGATCTCACAGAAATAAACGAGCTGATGCTGCTTCTGCGCGACGATCTCGCCATGATCGGCCGCGGCACGGCCTGGTGTCGGTATGAGAGCGGCAAGGGCAAGGGCTACTACAAGCACGAGAAAGTATGTATCGATTTCAAAGGCCGGCGGGACTTTTTGCATTCGATCTCTCGCAACTGGAGGGAAGTGACCTGGGTCGCGGCTGCAAGCTATCTCACCAGACCAGAGGCGCGCGACCGTTTCAAGGACTACAGTGGCGACGCCTACCAGGACGCGGAGTACAAGGTTGACAAAGAAGCCAAGCAAATCGGCGGCGCCGACGCGCGCGAGCGCGCCAAGTTCTGGGAAGTCTGGGACAAGACCAACCAGCGTGTGCTTTGGGTTGCCCACGGTTGCGAGGACATCCTCGACGAGGATGATCCACATCTCGAGCTACGTAATTTTTTCCCTTGCCCCAAGCCTGCCTATGGGACGCTACAGCGCGGATCGCTTGTACCCGTTCCTGACGTCATGCAGTACCGGGACCAGCTCGACGAAGTGAACATGCTGACCGGGCGCATCCACGCGCTGTCAGATGCGCTGGAAGCCAAAGGCTTCTATCCGGCCGGCGGCGGTGAGCTCGACGAGGCGGTGCGAACCGCGATCGCCATCAAGACGCCAGGACGATTGTTGGTCCCAATCAAGAATTGGGCGACGTTCGGCGGCACCAAGGATCCGATCATATGGCTTCCGATCGACATGATCGCCCAGACCATCACGGGCCTGGTCGCCCTCCGAAAGGAGGTCATCAGCGACATTTATCAGATAATGGGACTATCCGATATTATGCGGGGGGCGACGGACCCAAACGAAACCCTTGGCGCCCAACAATTGAAAACGCAGTACGGGAGTACAAGGATTCGGGACAAGCAGCACGAATTAGTGCGGCTTTCGAGAGATCTAGTCGAGATCTGCTTGGAGATTGTCACCTCGAAATTTTCGGACGTGACGATTATCGAAATGAGCCAGACGCAGCTGCCGACCAACCAGATGCAGGAGCGGAGCGCGCAGCAGATCCAGGGCAAGATCCAGCAACTGGTGCAGCAGGCAACGCAGGCAGTGCAGAACCCGCAGATCCAGCAGCAGGCGCAACAAAACCCACAAATGGCGCAACAACTGATGCAGCAAGTGCAACAACAGATGCAGCAGGCGCAAAAAGAACTGCAGAAGATCCAAGAGCAGCCGACGATCGATCAGGTCCTGCGCTTCCTGAAGGACAGCCGCGCTAAGGCTTTCGTCCTAGATATCGAAACCGATTCCACCATCATGCCGGACGAGAACGCCGAGAAGCAGCGGCGGACTGAATTTACCCAGGTGCTCGGCGGCCTGCTGCAACAGCTCTCCGCCATGATATCCGCCGAGCCGCAGACCGCGTCATTCGCCGGCGAGGTGCTGAAGTTTTCCACCGCGCCGTTCCGCGCCGGCCGCTCACTCGATGGCGCAATCGACGAGCTGGTCGAGCAAATGAAGGCGAAGGGCGAGGCCGGCAAGGGCGATGACCCGACCACGGCCATGGGCAAGATCCAGCTCCAGATTGAGCAGATGAAGCAGCAGACCGAGAAGGAAAAGATCAAGGCGCAGTCCGACATGAAGGCCGCCGAGCTCAAGCAGAAATCGCAGGAGCACACCGAGAAGCTGCAGAACGATCGCAGCATCAAGCAGATGGAGCTGCAGGCCAAGCAGCGCGACACCGAGGCGGACGCGCAGCAGGCCAACCAGGACGCGATGCACGATCGCGAGAAGCATCAGTCCGAGATGATGAAAAAACAGGTCGACGTGCAAATCGCGCAGGAGAAGCAGCGCCTCGCCGCCGAGCAAATGAACATGCGCCGCGGTGACATGCAGGCCAAGCAGCAAGAGCGCCAGGCCATGCAGGCCTTCAAGATGTCGCAACCGCCAGGCGGTGGGAGGGTGTGATGCCGCGGATGGGTGATATCGCCGACCTCTACAGCGACCTGCGCAAGACGCCTACCAACCCCGGGGAGATTAACAATGGTTGCGTTCAACAAATATAATGCTTTTGTCGACGAAATGTCGAAGGGCGGACACAATTTGCAAACCGCGGTCTACAAGATCGCACTGAGCAACACCGGACCGACTGGCGGTAACGGGCTTACCGATGCGACGTGGTCGACCGGCCTCTACCCGGCGCCGACGGCGGCGAACGGCTACACCGCCGGCGGTAACACCCCGACCGTTACCAGTGCCGCTACGGCATCCTACATTTTCAAATTGGTCTTAGCAGATAGTGTATTCACCGCCACCGCGGGTGGCATTGGGCCGTTCAGATACGCCTACCTCTACAATTCTTCTGCGTCCAACAAGCTGGTCGGCTGGTACGATTACGGCAGTAGCATCACGCTGGCCGACACCGAAACCTTCACGGTTGACTACGACCCGACCAACGGCGCCGTCCAGATGACGATGACCCCCTAACCCCTGAAGGACCGTCACAGTGGCTGTAACGGTCTACACGCCATCACCGGCGCTGACGCTAAACGACGCTAACGCCAACACGAATTTTCGTGTGTTGGTTAAGCTGTCGGCTGCGTCGAACGGCTCGTTGCGAGTTCGCTTCCAAGCCTCGTTTTCGAATGCGCTGGAAATTTACGGCGCGTCGTTCGGCAAGTGGGACGGGGTTACCCTAGGCCCCTCCAACTGCGACATGACGACAACGCCGTTTCGGCTGACGTTTGGCGGCAGCAACAGCACGACAGTTGCGAGCAACAGCACGGTAACGTCGGATCTTATTGCGCATCCCGGCTTGACGTTGAACGCAGGCGATTGGGTCATTGTCGCGTTCTACAACAATAATGATAACACCGCGTTCGCTGGTCAGAAGTATAGTTCCGGCCACACCACTGCGACGACGATGTTTAAGCAGGACACCGGCGTTTCAGACCGGAGCCAACAGCAAACCATTACCACTGACGGTGCTTGGAACATCGTTGCTAATATCCAGCCCGGCAGTAGCGGCGGCTATAACTTCTCCGTTGACCTTGTTGAGAGTAACGATCCGGCCGGCTCGCCGTACACGATGGTGGCGGGGACCGGCACGGTGGCGCTGGCCGGACAGGCCGCGACGCTGTCAACGACGGCGCCGGTATGGACGTTCGTCGGTGTTACCGAAGCGGCGGTCAACGCCAGCGGCAACTACACGCTGACCGAGCCTGCGGGGGTCGCGCAGGGTGATCTGTTAATCGTGGACTTTGCTGTTCGCGGTGCCGTTATCTATACCAATGCGGCGTGGACGTTTACGCAAAGCGACGCGGGCGGCAACACCACCAACGCCACTACCGCGTCCGACACTTCGTTTCAGGCGGGGTACTGTATTCGTGGCGCGAGCCCGCCAAGTTACGTATTTGCGCGCACGGGCGGTTCGCGCGCATTAGGCACGGTGCGGGCGTATCGCTCGAACAAAGGCGCTCCGGTCTTTGACACCAGTATGAAGTTCGCTCAAACGACGGCTAGCTCAACTATCACTATGAGTCCGTCGATTACGACGGCGACGACGAATGAACTAATTGTTTCGGGCGTCTATATAGCACGCGCTGCGGGCGTGGCTGATAACGCTTCCAACATGGTTGGCGCGACGAACCTCACTGGTGCTTCCGGCGCGATTAACACTTCAATTGCCCCACAGATTAATACTTGGACCGAGCGATCTGATCGCGGTAACGCCACTAGCCCGAGTGTCGCTTTGGCTTGCTACGACGCCGTAAAACCGACATCCGGTGCTACGGGTTCGCTGTCGGTTACAGGGCCTGCTTCTGCGCTACACGGCATGATCGTGATGGCGTTCAAGCATCCTACGGTCGTTCACCGCACGATGACCGCGGATACCGGCACGGTGGCGCTGGCGGGCCAGGCCGCAACGCTGACTTATACGCCTGTGGCTGGCGCATTCCCGCCGTTTCGGTCGTTCGACAATACGACCTATGCGAGCCGGACCAACACGACGGTCAACGCGCCCGCGGGGGTCGTCGACGGCGATATTATTTTGCTGTCGTTGTTTCAGCTGCACGGTTCTGAGTCAGTGCCAGCGGCGACGTTCCCTGCGGGCTTCACTATTATCGACAGCACGCTTGTTAATGATGGTTTCGGGTTTTACGGCTCGTTCAATTTAGCGTGGAAGCGGGCGTCGGGCGAAGGCAGCAGCTACACGATCACGCATGCAACCGGCAACACGCAAGCCGTTGTCGCGGCGTATTCGGGCTGCGTCGCGTCGGGTTCACCAATTGATGCGTATTCCAAGAACCCGCAAATTGCCACTAACACTAGTGGTGTTCCCGGCGCAGGAAGGGCGAACAGCGTCACAACGACAGTCGCCAACACCAAATTGGTGTTCTGGCAACACAATTGGGATGCCTCGACGACGCTGACGCCGCCGACCGGCTTTACCGAACGTTACGATCATCTGACGTATTTCGCCGACAAGGATAACGCGCCGATAGGCGCGACGGGCAACGTCGATCAATCACAGGCGTCAAGCAGTCCTTCTTCGTTGTGGTTGATTGCGCTGAAGCCCGCGGCGGGGGGCGGCGTCACGCACCGCACGATGCCAGCGGCGACCGGCACGGCCGCGCTGTCGGGGCAGACCGCGGCGCTACGCAGCGCACGCAGGCTGCCGGTGACCAACGGCACGGCCGCGATGAGCGGCCAGCCCGTAGGGTTACGCGTTGGGCGCAAAGTGCCGGCGGGCACTGGTACGGTGGCGCTCAGCGGCCAGAATGTTACGCTGCGTTACAGCCGCAGAATGCCTGCCGGCCTCGGCACGCTGACGCTGGCCGGGCCCGTGGTCAACCTGATCTGGTCCGGCGCCGGCTCCAAGACCCTGCCAGCCGGGATTGGCTTCCTGGGGCTGGGCGGCCAGCCAGCCACGCTGCGTTACAACAGGAAGATGCCGGCCCTGACCGGCACGCTGACCATGAGCGGTCAGGCCACGGCGCTGTGGTACGGCCGCAACACCAAGATGACGGCGGGCCTGGGAACGCTGACGCTGAGCGGCCAGGCCACCGAATTGTTGTATGGCCGCAACATCAATATGCCGGCGGAGGCGGGGACGCTGACGCTGGACGGCCAACCCGCTGCGCTACGGCGGACGCGCGGGATCCCGGTCGACACCGGCGCCCTCGTCCTGAGCGGCCGGATCGCGGGGCTAATCTATACCGAGCGTGTCCGATACACTCTACCCGCTGAATGTGGTGTGGTACGGTTAAGCGGAATCAGCGTGGATCTGAGGACGCAGCGCCGGCCGCCGAAGCCCCAAATGTTGAATTTCGGGCACACGGTTTACCTCAGGTAGGAATTTAACCCCAAGGAGAAGGCCATGGCCCAGAACGCGTTAACGGTTACCCCGCCCAATCCAACGCCGCCGACGAACCTGTCGACGGTCGGCAACACACCGCCGCTAGATCCGAGCCAGCCCGCGGTCGACGACGGCATCCCGGCCCCGGTGCCTAATTCACGGCTGCTGACGCCCGTCGTCGACGCCTCCTACAACGAGCCGAGCCCGAACAAATTCGTGTTTGCGGCCAAGACCGCCGCGACCTCGACGCCGCCCGCGCCAGGCGCCGGCATGAGCGTCGACCACGAGGGCAAAGGCACCGAGACGCTGGTGACGCTGGCCTACACGCCACCCTACACCGGCGGCACCGCGCATAACTCGCTCTACACGGTCGGCGCCGGCCCGGTCGAAACGGCGGCCACCAGGGCGGCCGGACCGAACGCGACCCATGCCTCGAGCCTGACGCCGGCGACAGTGCTGACACCGACGCTGACCACCGCCACCAGCGCCGGCGCCGGCAACGTCTCCGGCTCCGGCTACGCCACGGTGACCGCGACCGGCACCAACTTCAAGCGCGACGCCGTCATGAACGTCGGGGGTCAAAATTACATGACCACCTACGTCTCACCGACGTCGCTGACCTGCTACGCGCTGAAACGCACCACCCCCGGCCAGGTGCCGGTCAACGTCACCTCCATGGGGATCACCACGGCATCCCAGAATTGGACCCTGTCATGAGCAAAGCGAAGGACGAGCAGCAAGACGCCAACATCCTCGATCCCAACGTCGACCCTAACGCCGACCGCAGCGTCGACCCTGCTCAAGATCCGACGCTCGACGAGGCGGAGCGCGATCGTATCAACGCCGAGAAGCTTGAGGCCAAGTTCCACGGCTACACCCCGGCCCAGGCCGAGCGGATCCTGAAGGAGCGGGACCAGCCGCAGCCGCAGGTGCCGGAGGATCTTGATCCGCAGCGCATCGAGGCCTCGGAGGCCGAGGCCCAGCGCAAGCTGGATGACCCGGCGGCGGCGCAGAGGGAGTGGGACGAGCAGCGCGCGGCCCCGCTCCAGGAGCCCTGGACGCAGGCCGCCAGGGATCAGGAAGAGGCGCTGGACAAGGTTGATGCCAAACGCGAACGCGAGCGCGAAGAGGAGGAAGCCAATGAGCAGCATGATAAAAAGCGTAAATGAGCCGCAGCTCTCGCGTGAAGTGACGCTGACGCCGAACAGCCACAACGAGCCGGCGCCGCTGCCGGAGGGGCGTCCCACGATCGAGGGCCTCAACCCGGCCGAGATGCCGCACGGCACTGTCGACCAGCTGCTGGTGGTGCACGGCGACAACTTCATACCGGGCTGCGCCGTCACGTTTGAGGGCGTCCTGCTCGATACCGAGTACGAGGCACCGCACAAGCTCAACGCCACTGTGCCCAACGACCTCGAGGCCGGCACCTACACGGTGACGGTGGAGCTGCTGGGCGCGTCCACGGACGGGCAGACCTTCACAGTGAACGAGCCCGCGCCACCGCCGGAAACGCGCAAGGCGCACCCTCACGCCGATACTCACCCTGATGATCTCGCCGATCCTGATGAGCTCGAGGAGGAAATCGAGGCCGCCGAGGAAGAGGGCGACTTCAAGCCGGTGCACCGCGGCCGCCCGACCAAGCACCTACCAAAGAACAGGAAACGCTGATGGGCACGCCTACGGTTATTCCACTTTGGTTCGGCGGCGTCACCGGAATCTCCAACGCCATCGACATCTCGACCGCCAAGGCGGTCGTCGGCCTGATCATGCCGGCGGACTGGACCCCCGCGATCATCACCATCGAGGGCTCCGCGGACGGCGCTAATTTCTACACGATGTATGACGGCATGAATTCGACCAGGCTTCAATTCAATGTGCCGCCGGGCACCATTATCGCGCTCAACCCGGACCGGCTGCGCTGCTGCAAGGCGCTCCGGCTGATATCCGGCGATCGCTACAACCTGATCCCGCAGGGCGAGGCTCGCGAGTTCGGCCTCGTCGTCGAAACCTGAGAGGAGGAGATGCCAGAGATTGAGCTAATCGAGATCGAACCCAACAAGTGGCGGGTCAAGCGTCAAGTTCATGCGCCTGCACGCTCTGGCCTGCCACTACCCTACGTGATTTCAGACACCATGCCGGAGACCGAGCAGGTCGACGGCAAATTCTACACTTCGAAAGCCGAGTTCCGTCGCGTCGGCCGCTCCCTGGGGCTGACGGAAGTAGGCAATGAACGGCTTCCACCGAAAAAGCGCGCGACAGATTCCGCAGAAACCAAGCGCGAACGTCGGCAAGCCATTCAAATTGCGACTGAAAAGTACAAGGCCGGGCATCGGCCTCGGACCAATCGTCCGTAACCCAGGGAGCTCCACATGACCGACGTAACCGTCGCGCCGCCGAGCGCGGCGCCCGACACGCCATCCAATGAGGTGGTGATTGACCAGAACCCGGCCAACGCGCCGGCTCCGGTCAGCAACCAACCCCCCGAGAAAGCGCCCTCGGAGAAGCCACAGACCCGCAGGGAGGCCATCCAGGCGGCTTTCGATCGCGCCAATGATCCGGCGAAGGCCAAGCCCAAGGACGCATCCAGACCCCCTCCCAAGGCCGCTGAGGCCCGCCCTGGCCACAACAAGCCGCCCGAGGAGACGCCACCCGAGGGCATCGACCTCAAGAAACGGCCCGGCGACCAGCCGCTACGGACGGAGCGCGGTACCTTCGCCCCGCGCGCCCAAACAAACGCCACCGACCCTGCCCACAAACCGGGAACAGATCAGCAACCCGGTCAGCCTGACCCCCGGGGTTACACCCAAAAGCTGCCGCCGCACGCGCCCTACGCCGAGCCGCCGGCCAGGATGGCCGACCATGCCAAGGCCGAGTGGCACGCCACGCCGGAACGGGTGAGGGGCGAAATTTATCGCATGCACCAGGAGTTCCAGGGAGCGTATGAACGCTACCGGGGCGCCGCCGAGGCGTTCGAACCCATCCGCGGCTACCATGAGATGGCGCAGCAGCACGGTACCACCCTGGACCGGGCCCTGAACAACTACGTCACCATGGAGCAGAAGCTGCGCCAGGACGTCATCGGCGGGCTGGACGTGATCGTCAACAACCTCAACCTGAGGACGTCTGACGGCGAGAAGCTCGACCTGCGCGACATATGCTATCATATCCTCAACCAGAGCCCCGACAGCCACAAGCTGGTGCAGCAGCAGAACGCGCAGGCCGCCACCGCCCAGCAGATCGGCTCCCTGCACCAGGAAATTTATGGGCTAAAAAACGAGCTGCAGCAGTTGCAGACCGGAATACAGTTCAACTACACTCGCTCCCAAGTGGACCAGTTTGCCGACGACGGTCGGCACCCGCGGTTCGACGAATTAGGCGACTTGATCAAGAACGAGCTCGAGCTCGGTTTCGATATCGAGGCCGCCTACAGAAGGGCAGAGTTGCTCCGACCTGCCACCCACGCCGCTCAGACCGGCAACCCATCGGCTCAGACCCGACCTACCGATCGATCTATCTACGGCGCGCCAGCTGCCGGCCCCTCAAACGGGACTGCTAGGCGCTCAGATAAGCCGGTCGGCCGCCGCGAAGCCATTTCGAACGCGATCCGTCGCGTCAATGGCGCCGCGTAGTTCTGATCATCCGATGGGAGCGCCGACATGGCCAACGTTACCACCAATGCTCACTACCAGCAGATCTTGAGTATGGCGCTCGAGGAGCGCAGCTCGAGCTATCAAGACCTCGTCTCCAACAACAACGCGTTGTTGGCTGTCATGAAACGCAAAGGCCTTTGGCAAACTTACTCAGGCCCACGCATTCGCCAGACGCTGCAAGTCTCAAAAAATGTCGCGCAGTGGTATTCCGGCTACGATCCTTTGCTGAACCCAGCGATCGATTTATTCAATGACGCCTTCTTCGAACCGAAGATGGTCGTGGTACCAGTAATTCTCAGCATGCAAGAGATCCTCAACAATGAGGGCGAAAATCAGCTGATGGATGTGTACGACGCGTATATCGACGCGGCCGAACGCTCCCTGGAAGATACGATGGACGCCGCGCTATACGGTGACGGCTCCGCTAACGGCGGCAAGGCGATCACCGGCCTGGCCACCGCGGTTCCGGTCATCGTCGACAGCGGTGTATACGGCGGAATAGACCGCGCACCAGCCGCGAACGCGATCTGGCGCACCAAGATCTTCAACGCGCAAACGATGTCGACGCCGCTCGGCACGCAAGTGACCAAAGACACTATTCGCCCAATGCTCAACTACGTCATGACCAAGCAGGGCCGCGGCAAGGATTACGCGGATCTTCTGCTCATGAGCCCCGAGCACTACGCGGCGTATGACGCGGCCACGATCGCGATCCAGCGCCAAACCAATGAGACCTCGATGGGCAAGCTCGGGTTCTCGTCGCTGGAATATGTCGGCGGCGGAAAACGCGCAGAGATTGTGCTCGACGGCGGCATCGGCAGTAATATGCCGCCGAATACAACGTTCGGATTGAACACCGACTCGCTGCGGCTTCGCTATCACCCTCAACGCAACTTTGACACGCTATTTGAAGGCGATGGTCAGATGCCAATTGATAAGGACGCCATCGCCCAATTCATTGGATTTATGGGGGAACTCACGCAAACCAATCCCATGTTCAACTGGAGGTTCTACGATAGCGATACCGCTACGTAAGAGTTTTTACACGTGCGGGTGGAGCGACCTCACGTGTAGAAAAAGCTGGAGCCGCTCCCCGGCGGGTGCGGCTCCAGCGTTATCAATTCGAGAATGGAGCACCCTATGCCACTCAACCATGACCCGGACGCCTCCGTGGTCGCACTGTTTAAGAACCACGCCACCAAGAACGAGCAGAAAAGCCTCGAGGCGGGCCGTCCAATCTATGACGATATGGAAGTCGTCGAGCTGCGGTATCCCGGCTCCAAGAACGTTGGCGTCTACCCGGCACTATTCTTCTCGCATTGGGGCCAGGATCCAGAAACCGGCGAGCAGGTCCCGCTGACCTACGCGGAGCGGTTCTCGCGCCAGTACAAGCAATTCAAGATGATGACCGCGCAGACCAAGAGCGGTACGCCCCTGTCACACGCGCCGTTCCTGACCGAGGGGCGCCGCGCCGAGCTGCGTGCGCTGAATGTCTACACGGTCGAGGCGCTCGCCGGCGTCGACGGCGTCGAGCTGAAGAACCTCGGCCCTGGCGGCCGCGAGATCAAGAACCAGGCGGTCGAGTTCATCGAGGAAAGCAAGCGCGGCGCGCCCAACCTGCAGCTGATGGCCGAGCTCGAGGCGCTGAAGGCCCGCAATGTCATCCTCGAGGAGGACATGAAGGAAGCGCGCGAGCGCAAGCAGGAAAAAGCAGCAACGCCGGTGTCGGCGTTCGACAACATGGATACCGAAGCGATCCGGCAGTACGTCACGACGCAAACCGGCGTGGCGCCGAAGGGCAATATTGCGCGCAAGACCCTGGTGCGAATGGCCGAGGAGGCTAGTCCAGACAAGGTTGCATAATGACGATCCTGTCGATCATCCGAGACGTCTGCGCCACGGTAGGCGTGCAGCAGCCAACCTCGGTGTTCGCCGGGATCGCAGGCAACCGCACCATGACGGAGATGTTGTCGCTCGCCAATGAAGTGGCGCAGCGCATCGCTTACGATACGCGCGATTGGAGCATGCTTAAAAAATCGGTGAAATACGTCGCTACCTCCGGCGCCGTGATCGACCCCGACAACCCGATGACGATCGGCTGCAGCGCCTTCAACCTGCCGGCGGACTACAAGCGGATGCTGCTAACGTCGAACCTCTGGCGCTCGACCTCAGGCACCACGCCGATGATGCTGGTCACCGACACCGACGACTGGATGAACCGCCGCCTCGCCAACTGGGGCAACCTGACCTACGGCGAGTGGACCATGGCCGGCGGCCAACTGCTGCTGCACCCGGCGCTAGACACCGACCAGTTCGTGTATTTTTCCTACCTGCACCGCAACTGCGTGGCACTGGCGTCCGGCGGTTTAGGCGACAGTTTCATCAACGACCTCGACCGCTACGCGATCGATGAGCGGCTGTTGAAACTCGGGATAATTTGGCAGTGGAAGGCCCTGAAGGGCTCGCCCTACGCGGAGGACATGGGCACCTACGCCGACGCGCTGACCAATTTGATGGGCGCCGACGCGCCGGCACCGATCATCATTGGCCGCAAGTCGCGCTCCACGTTCCCTGACGTCATCTTTATAGGGCCAACACCGACATGAGCGTGCACCAATTCTTTCGCCGTGAGCCGGTGCCGGCCCAGGCCGCGCAGCACCTGCAGCCGCAGACCATCCCGGCGCCGTTGCGCGGTTTGGTCGAGAGCGAAAACCTGGCCTACATGCAGCCGGGCGCCGCCGTCGTCTGCGACAACTGGGCGCCGACCCTGCGCGGCACCAAGATCCGCGGCGGCTCGGTGCGGTGGTGTGATCTTCATTCGCTCGATACCACGGTGCCGCCGATCCCGAGCGACCTGCGTAAGCCTGTCGTGTCGGCGTTCGAATATGAATCCGGCAACATCAGACGAATGTTTGCGGGGCAAGACGCCAAGCTATTCGACGTCACCTTCGCCGGCGCGCCAACACTGGTGAAAAGCGGCCAGACCAGCGGTAATTACTGCGCTTCACAGATGGCCGTGCCGACCGGCGCCGGCGCCGTTACCGACTACATGCTGGTGCTGAACGAGGGCGGCGATTACCCGTTGCGTTATGACGGCACCAGCTGGACCACGCTCAATGGTGGTCAAATCCACTACGACGGCACGCCGGCGACCTCGGTCGTGCTGGGGCACAACCTGACCTACGTCTGGAAGTACCGCAATCGATGGTTCTTTATCGAGGGCGGCACCATGAACGCTTACTACCTCGGGATCAATTCGATCCAGGGGCAGCTACTCATGATCCCGCTCTCGGGTGCGGCTACCAAAGGGGGAAAACTGCTCTTTGGTGCGACCTGGAGCGTCGATGCCGGCGACGGCATCGACGACAAATGCGTGTTCGTCACCGACCTCGGTGAGGTGCTGATCTTCACCGGCAGCAATCCCAGTGACCCCGCCAACTGGCGCCAGGAGGGCCGCTACCAGATCGGCAAGCCAATGGGCATGAACGCCCACGCCTCGCTCGGCGGCGACCTGCTAATCGCCACGGTCGATGGTCTCACACCGCTCTCGGCTTCGATCTCCAAGGACTCCGCGCAGCTCGAGCTGGCGATGCTGACCAAAAACATTAGGAGTACATGGCGCCGTGAGGCGCTGACCAAGAACGACCGGCCCTGGAGCCTGGAGCGTTGGGACGAGTACGGCGCCATGTTCGTGGCCTGGCCGGGAGGTGCCCGTAACAACCGCTACTGCGGCCTGGTCAACACCGCCACCATGGCCTGGGCCAGGTTCACCTGGCCGGCCACCTGCTTCGCCCGGCTTCGCGGCGACATGTTCTTTGGCACCATGGACGGCCTCATCATGCAGGCCGACCGCACCGGCACCGACGACGGCGTGCCCTACGTTTGCACTCTGGTCGGCGGCTGGGAGATGTTTCAGTCACCTCCGAACACTGTGGTCTGGCACCAGGCACGCGCCACCTTCAGCTCACGCTCAGGCGAAACCTTCATACCCCAAATCACTGCCTGCACCGACTACGTGGTGACGGTGCCGCAGCCGCCGCCGCCAGGTCTCGACCCTGGCACCTCCGACGTTTGGGACCAGGGGCTGTGGGACCGGGCGAAGTGGGACCAGGAGGCGCCGCGGTCAGGATCCGCGGTCAAATCTACGGGGTGGGTATCGGTCGGTATGACCGGATACAGCCACGCGCCGGTGGTGCAGGTGACGATCGCGCAGACCGCCAAGCCGGATATCGAATTGATCTCTATCGCGGCGACGTTCGAACGCCTCGGCGTCAACGTTTAGGAGCGCGCCATGCCTGCACTCGGTGACCTCTTCGCCCCCGCCTACCTCAAGAGCGACCCAACGTCGGTGCAGACCCTGCAGACGTGGACCGACAAGAACCGTCCGATGACCAACGCCATGGTCGAGCAGAGCCGCGCGCCGGTGGCGGGGGTCAACACCGGCAACCCCGCCGGCATGGTCGACCCCGAGGCGCTGCGGACACTGTCACAAGGCGGCGCCTACGACATCAACGCGCGCCGCGACTCGGTGGCGGCGGCGGCGCAGGCGCAGCAAAAGGCAGCGGCTGCGCAGCCGCAGAACCCGATGGCGGCGTATTGGGCGGCCTACGGGCAGCGCATGGGCGTGAACCCCTACGCAAACGCGGGGTGGCAAACGGGCAATCAGCTCCCCGGCCTGATGGGCGGGGACGGCACCGGCTTCATGGGCGGCGGTAACTACGGCAACCCGTACAACGACCCATTCCAGATCCCACCGGGAGGCGCGTAATGTCATTCTGGTATGACCCAATGGTCAACACGCTCGGAATGCCGGGCAATGACGGCGGCGTGGCCGCGCGGCTTAATGCGTCGTTCGCCGCGCAGCCGGCCCAGAACGCGGCGCTCGCCGCGCAAAACCAGGCCGCCCTGAACAACGCCTACGGACCAATGGGCTTTGGCGGCCAGACGGCGATGTACGCCGGCCTCGGTGCCGCCTACGGCCGCGCCACCGGCGGCTTCGCCGGCGCACCGGGCCGTGTCGGCACCATCAGCAACCCCGGCACGTCCAATCCAGGGTATCTGATGCCGCAGGCGCAGCCGCGGGCACCGGCGGCTGTCTCCCCTGCCGCGTCCGCGGCCTGGGCGCGGACGCTGTACAACCCCGCCCCGATGGGGCCGGCGCAGAGTTTCTCACCGAACTATTCCCCGCTTTCGACCCGCAGTTTTACGCCGCAGGTGCCGACGCAAAGCTTCAATGACATCTGGAGCAGCCGCGGCGCGCCGGCGATGTCGCCCTCGGCGATATCAGCGCAACAGCTCCAGATGTGGAACCGAGGCCTGCCGGCGCAGGGTGGGTTCGGCACTCCGGGAAGTGGCAATGCCTCGCTACCGCGGGTTTACATCAACTCGCCCGCGCCCGCCGCCACCCGCGGCTCAACCATGCCAAGCTTTAACAGCGCGGCGCAGCAGCTCATGGCGCAGCGGAATTTCACCCAGCCGGCCAGCTTCGATAGCCGGTTCAACGCGATGCTCCCTAGAGTAAATCCAGGGCCGTCCAACTACTTCGACAGCATCACCCAGGCGGCGCGGCAGCAGCCCTTCCTCGACGCCTACCAGCGCGGCGCGTTCGCGCCCTCGACCGGCGGCGCGGGTTACGATATCGGCGGTCGCGCCCGGTCCATGCTGTCGCCGCAGCAGGTGCCGCTGCCGGCCGCGCGCCCGGCTAGCGCGCCCGGTGGGCAGTCATTCCTCGGTCGCTACGATTGGGGCACATCGTTCGGCGCCGGCAACCCCGCCCTCGCTAACGCGCTGCGGACCGCAGGCGCGGCGCGTGCGCCGGCCGCGCCAACCCTTGCCGAACGCTTTGGCTCTTTCGCCCCGGCACGCAATCCCGGCGGCACGGTCGCCGAGCGGATGGCGCTACAGGCGCCTGGCGGCTTCAACCCGTTCAACCCGGCAATCTACGCCGGCGCGGCATTTAGCGGCGGCATCAACGGCCCGCAGCCGACCGCGCGCGCGGCCCCGAATATGGCCGCGGGCCGGGACGCGTTGGCGGCGGCGATGATGTCGCGGTTCGGCGGCGGGCTGACCGCTCAAGACATGTCCATCCCGCACGCCTATCCGCCTTCGGTCAGGAGGTAGCCGATGCTCGAATACGCCTACGGCTATAACGATGTCGTCGCGCCCTTCGTGGCGCAGCTGATACCGCATTGCCGGAGCGGCTTCGGACCAAACGTCATGACCCTTGGCGTGATCCGCGATGGATTACTGATTGCGGGCCTGGTCTATCACAATTGGGACCCCGACGCGGGGACCATTGAAATTAGCGGCGCCGCATTGCCGGACGCGGAGTGGCTTTCACGTGAAACGATCCGGCACATGTACCAGTACCCGTTCCTGTACCTCGACTGCCAGATGGTGGCGCAGCGCACGCCGGCCGATGACGAGCGCCTGCTCGGCATGCTGGCGCGCTACGGCTACACCTTCATCCCTTTCCCGCGGCTGTTTGGCCGCGAGCGCGATGGCGTGATCTGTCACCTGACGCGCGAAGCCTGGGAATCCAACAAGTTTAACCGGCGGCTCAAGCATCATCTTGTGCAGCCTCTGCAGGAGGCCGCCTGATGCCGTACCCGAACAACGCCGCCAATGGTGGCCAGCGCGACGCGATCGCGATGGCGCTGATGAACATCGCGCAGCCACCACCCCAGCCGCAGATGCCGCAGCTGCCACAGATGCCGCAAATGCCGCCGCCACAGCCGCAGGGACCGCCTCCGGGCGGCCCGCCGATGGGCGGCGCCGCGCCGCCAATGGGCGGTGGCGCACCGCCAATGGGTGGCGGCATGCCGCCGCAGCCGCCGCCAATGGGCCAGGTGCCACAGGCACCCGGGGGACAAGCGATGCCGCCGCAGATGCCGCCGCAGGGTATGCCGCCGCAAAGGATGTAAGCCATGGGTAAGCCCGACGCACCACAGCCCCCCAACCCGCAGGCGACGGCGGCCGCGCAGACCGGCACCAACGTCTCAACGGCTGTGGCTAATAGCTTCCTGGGCAACGTCAACCAAAACACGCCGCAGGGCTCCCTGCGCTACGACGTGACGGGCACCCATGGCTGGACCGACCCGTCGACCGGCAAGACCTACCAGATACCTACTTTCACATCGACGCAGAGCTACTCGCCGCAGCAGCAGGCGATCTTTGACCAAAACCAGGCCGCGCAGATGAACATGGCCGGGATGGCCAACGCGCAGTCCGGCAAGATCGCCAGTCTGCTCAGTACGCCGTTCAACCCGTCCGCCACGGCGCCGGCGGCGGGCGACGCCAGCAGCATCACCAACATTGGCAAGGCCAAGACTTCGTTTGACCCTGGCGGCCAAATCCAGACCTCGTTCGGTGACGCCGGCGACATCACCAAGAGCTACGGCGCCGGAGACTTCAGCCAGGACCGGCAGCGCGTCGAAGATTCATTGATGGAGCGAATGAACCCGCAGCTCGCGCGCGAGCGCGGCAACATTGAGCAAAGGTTAGCGGACCAGGGCATCAGGTACGGGAGCCAGGCCTACGCGAGCGCCATGGATGATTACAATCGCCAGTCCAACGACGCGAGGTTTGGCGCCATCAGCCAGGCCGGCTCCGAGCAGCAGCGCATGATGGACATGGCCGCGCAAAGGGCCGGGTTCGAAAACCAGGCGCAGCAGCAGACCTACGACCAGGCGATGGGCCGCGGCAGCTTCGCCAACCAGGCCGCCGGGCAGCAATTCCAGCAGAACGCTGCGCTCGGCACCTTTGAGAACGCGGGCCTGGCGCAGCAGCTGCAGCAGGCCCAGGCCGGCTTCAACGCGCAGAACGCGGCGCGCAGCCAGTCCATGGGCGAGCAGTACGCGCAGCGTAATCAGCCGCTCAACGAGATCACCGCATTGATGAGCGGCTCGCAGGTCAAGGATCCCAACTTTAACGCCGGCGGCTCCGGCGCCCAGATCCCGACCACGGATTACGCGGGCATCGTCAACCAAAATTTTCAGAACCAGATGGGGATCTACGGCCAGCAGATGCAGAGCTGGAATAGCACCATGGGCGGGCTGCTCGGTCTCGGCGGCAAGCTCGGCGGCGCCGCCATCATGTCAGACCGCCGCGTCAAGAAGGATGTCGATCGAATAGGGACTGTGTTCGCGGCCAGCGTCGACGGCGAGCGCAAGAAGCTGCCGATCTACGAGTGGGAATACAAGAACGGCGATGGTCAACGTCGAGTTGGCCCGATGGCGCAGGACGTGGAGAAGATCGACAAGCGCGCTGTTACTGAACGGCATGGTGTCAAGCACATCTACCCTGAGCGGGTGATGGGCAGCATTCTGAAGGCAGCGTGATGGCAGCGAAACCGAGCCCTAAACAGATCGCGGCGCAGCAGGCCGAAATGCGCAAGCAGATCGCTGCCCAGGTGATGCAGCAGCAACAAATGGAAGCGCAAGCGCGCGCCCAGGCGCAGGCGCAGCAGGCCGCCGAGCAGAGGGCCGCGCTCCAGGTCCAAATGCAGGCGCAGGAAGAAGAACGCCGTAAGGCAGAGATGCTGGCGCTGATGATGCAGCAACAGCAACAGCAACCGAGGAGCGCGTGATGTCTGACTTAATGACCTCGGCATTCTTCGCCGGTAAGCCCGGCAGCTACGAGGGCATGGAGATGCGCAAGCGCATCGCCCTGGCCAAGATGATGCAGAAGCAGGGCTACCCGAAGAACCTCGGCGAAGGGCTGATGTCGGCCGGTGACTCCATCATGGACGCGTTCCAGATGAAGGCGCTGGAGCGGATGCTCGCGGACGAGGAGAAGCGCGTTAACAAAGACATCGAGGAGAACCGCGGCACTAACCCTAAGATCAAGGGCGAGGGCGACGACCTCGACGACGCCTCGTTCAATGCCAGGTACGGCAAGCCCGGCGCCGAGTTCATCGAGCCGCAGGAGCCTACCGTGCAGCAGGCGGCGCTGTCCGTGCAGCAGCCTGACCAGCTGCCGCCAATGCCGCTGCCGCAGCCCCCACCCCCGCCCCAGCCGCCGGAGCCGCCCCCGCCGCCCCAGGTCGAACGCCAGGCGCCAGTGCCGCCGCAGGCGCTGTCGCAGCAGGCGGCGTCGATGTCGCCATCGCAGAACCCGCTGCTGAACCAGTACCCGATCGAGCCGCAGGCCAACTCGCGCTTCCCCGGGCCCGACGTCGCCAGCCCGCAAGTGCCGGAATCGGTGGCGATGCGACAGCCGGCGATGGGTGGTAATCCGGCCGCTATGGCGGGCCAGCCGCCGTCCTGGTTCGGTCAGGCCAAGAGCAACATTGGCGCGATGCAGGCGGTGCAGCCGCACCCGACCGGCATGCCGCCGGAGCAGGGCGCCTTCGGGGCGCAGCCGGGTGGCCAGCCACCGCCGCCGGAGCCGCCGCAGTACCCTGGCGCCAGCTACCGGGATTCCATCGCCAGCATGATGACGCCGCAGCCTGGGCAAGAGGGAGGGCCCCCACAAAACCCTATGATGGCGGGGCAGACCCCCGCCAGGATGCCGAGCAGCTTGCCTGGTTTGATGAACCCGATGCAGACCGCGATGGCTGGTTCACCGCCTGAGGCGGCACAGAACCGCCCGATCGTGATGCGCGACATCGAGCCGGGCCCGCGAATGGCGCCTGGCGCGCAGCTGGCGCAGGGCCCGGTCCAGGCGCCGTTCCCGCGCAGCGGCGAGGGCGCGCGGCCCGTGGTGCAAATTAGCGACAGGGTGCTGGGGCCGGGCGATCCGGCGACGAAAACGACGCCGCCGCCTGATCTGGGCACGCAAAAGCTCGGCGTGCCCGTCGAGGAGCAATTCGAGAAATCGAAATACTACAAACCGCCGCCGCAACTCGAGCCGAAAACCGACTGGCAAATCAATACCGAGCTGAAGCGCGACAAGGCCCGCAACCCGGTCGAGCGGCAGAGCTACGAGAACCAGATCGCGGCCGAGGAGAAGCGTCGCAAGGACGTGCATGACGCCGCGATGGAGACCTGGAAAACCATCAACGAGGTCGGTAAGGGCGAGCATCAGAAAGAGCTCGAGCGGCGCCGCTACCCCGGCAAGGAAAAGGCCGACGCGCTCAAACTCGGCTACGAGCAGCAAGAGCTCGCGCTGAAGGCCAGTGAGATGCAGCGGTTTGGCCCTGGTGGTCGTGGACCGCACGTTGCGGCGCTGACCGAGCGGCAGAAGAACGTCGCCAACATTGCGCCGATGATGCGCACCATTGGCCAGATCGAATCCAGTCTCAAGGACGACAAGATCTTTACCGGCATGACGTCCGACCTGAACGTATTCCGCGCCAAGCTGATGCGCGCGATGGGCTGGCCGCTAGATCCAAAGCTGCCGGTGACCGAGCAGTACGTGCCGCAGCTCGCACCATTGGTGGCGCAGGCCCGCCGCGAGATCTCCGGCAACGCCAATATCTCCAATGCGGATGTTGCTCTCAGTCTGAAGAACGCAATGGCGGATCCGAAGATGGAGCGCGAGACGCTGATGGAGGCGTTCGCGGACATCCGCAAAGCGGCGCTGATCAAGGCCGTGGAGCACCAGGCCGCGGTCCGCAACTACTCCACCGGCGACACCCCAGAGCAGACCCGGCACAACTACAACACACTGGGCGTGCCCGGCTATGTCGACATCATCCCGCAGGCGCATGTCGACGTGGTCCGCGACGCCGCCGCCAAGAAGGACCAGGCGACGCTCGACGAATTTGACGATGATTACAATTGGCCGGGGCTGCACCTTGAAGTGCTGAAGCGGAGGAAATAATGGGCCGCTTCGACCGGGAGAACCGCACAATAGGACCGATAGTGGCGCCGCCGAGCGTGTCGCCGCCGATCTCGGACTCGCAACGAGGCGGTCGGTTCTCCCGTGACATCCACGGCTACACACCCAAGCCAGGGCCTGGCGATATTGACTGGAGCCGGATGAACGCGCCTAAGGGCGAGGCCAGGGCGACCACGTCTACGCCGTCTGAAACAGTACGTGATCTGGCGCAGCGTGGTTTCATGTCAATGGGCGCCGACCCCTACAACGCCCGCAAGCTGTCTGACATCAGCGTCACCGGCGCGTCGATGAACCCGATCATGGGCGGCGTGCTGTCCGCCTCGGACCTGCCTGGCCATCTCCTGAAGGGTGAGTTCAGCAAGGCTGCCTGGGACACGATCGGCATGGTGCCGGGCGCGTTACAAATCAAGCGCATGGTCAAGGGCGTGCCGCAGGTGCCGATGGCTGACACGCCGCGGGGCATCCACGATGAGTCCTTCCTGCCGGCGCGGGAACCAACATTCCCGCAGCTCAATAAGTACAAGTACCCGCGCCAGGGCCCGGGGCCGGAGCGGCCCCACGACGAGCTAGGCGCAGCGGGAACGGCCGCCTACGGCCGCACCCGTACCAGCCCGGTGCTCTACCACCCCGAAGCATTAACGGACTATATTGACCAGACGATGCGGGCGCTGCGGACGCCACACGGGCCGAACCAGACTGCTCATATCGTCGAGAACTCGCCCGAGTTCTACGCCCTCATGCAGAGGTGGTACGAACGTGCCCGGCAGAACTACGCTCCCATCACGGCCGAACAGTTCGACATGTTCCGGCAGGAACTCAACAGCCTCCAAGGGTTCAGTGGCACCGCTGGAGGTAAGGCCGCCGACCTCATCGACCGATACATGGTCAACCCTCCCGAGGGCATGCTCGTCCAGGGCGGCCCCGCCGACCTGGAATCTCTACGACGCAATTTTACGAGCGGCCGCGGCAATTGGCGCCCGTATAAGACAGCGCAGACAATCGAGGAAGATCTTATCCGAGAGCAAAGTGCCGCCCGAGGCGCTCTCGGTGATCCTGGCGAGGCTTCCCGGCGCGTCATGGACTACTACGCCAACAAGGCCGGCGCCGACGTCATCTTTGGCGCTCGGCCCGCCGAGCGCGAAGTCATTAGAGCTGCCGCCGAGGGAACGCCTGCCCGTCGAACTGCCGACCGGATCTCGCAAGGGCTAGGCGGCTGGTGGCCCGCCACGATCGGCGGCATGATGGGCGCCGGCGGCGGTGGCATGGCCGGCTTCGGTATGACCGGCTCGCCGACCGCGGGCGGTATCGGCGCCGTGGCGGGCGCGGCGCTATCGCTCGGCGTCCCCAAGGCGATCAGCCTGGGCGCCGGCCACGCCGTCAGCAAAAGCAAGATCAAGAGCGCCGAGGAGGCGATCGCCAACATCAGGCGCAACTCGCCGCTGTATGCGGAACGCTCAACGCCAGGGCCTGGCGCGGGCGCCTCCACTGACCTCGCGGTGCCGGGCCAGCCGCTACCCTACGCGCCGGCGCCTGGCGCCGCCCCGATCGATGACCCCCGCGCGATGCAGCGCGACGCCGTCGCCTACGCACTGCTGCCGCAGGTTAGCCGCAACGCTGAGAGCGTCTGGCAGCAGGCCGATAGGCCATTTGTGGAGGGCATCCAGGGCAGCCCTGGCCCCACCATGGTGGATGAGATGCCGCCGCGGGTGGTCGACACGCCACGCGGGCCGATCCGCATCTACGTCAATGAGCCAGAAGAAGCCTGGCAACCGGAGCGATAACCATGCCGCGTGATCCGTCAGGCCAGTACACCTACCCGACCGGCATCGAGGGCGAGGCCGACCAGACCATCGTCAGCAGCGACTACAACAGTCTCCTGCTGGATATCCAGCAAGATTTAAACGCGGCCAGGCCGATCATCGCCGGCGGCACCGGCGCCACCAACGCCTTCGACGCCCAGATGGCGCTGCACGGCGACGTCGCCTACCAGCTGGTCACCAATTTCGCCAGCCATGTATTTGTCTCGGGGTCGTTCTATTGCGCCAGCAGCGCCAGTGACTCTCCCGTGTCCGGCCACGCCTTCTCCGGCATTTGCTACACCTCCGACCCCGCCGTGGTGCCGCCGGCGCTGCCGGCCAACGCCAACATGGTGATCGAGGCGCGCGACGCTACCGACAACAAACGCTACATCCGCCGCAAGACCGGCGGCGTCTGGGGCTCCTGGATCCTGGACAGCTTCGCGGCCGGCGGCATCACCACAACGGGCGGCTACCGCTTCACGTCCTACAACGCCGGCACGCTGACGGCGGGGCAGACCTACACGCCGGACAGCTACAACGGCAATTATCAGTACTACACCAACAACGGCGCCCACACCATCGTCGGGCCGGCGTTCGACTGCGCGCTCGATGTGCTGATCAGCAACGGCGCCAGCGCCGGCGCGATCACGTTCTCGGGCTATACCGTCAGCTCCACCAACACCGGCGACCTGCTGACGGCCACGAACGGGCACCGCTTCATTATCTCAATACGCCGCATCGCCAGTGTCTCGACCTACGTCATCAAGGCGCTGCAATGATCATACTGCCCGACAGGACCATCGCGCGCGGCAAGTTTCTGATGCCGATGCATAAACGCGAGTGGTACAGGCCGCACCCTTTTGGCCCTGACGTTAACCTTCATTTCATGACGTGGGTCGCGCAGGCGTGGCGTCACGATCCGCATTTCCATTTTCACCACAAGCACAGGATCATCTGGCAAGGTCACTTTGAGGATCGCGAGGACGCCGATGAATTTATGTGGGCGCTCTACGGCGGCACGATCAAGAATGATCCGTACCTGAAGCAGTTGCCGGTCTACTGTCCAGACTTCGACCCGGACATGCTTCGCGACCCGAGCATTCACTACAACATGGTATCGAACATCGGCATCGGGCCATCGTCCGGCAACTGGGGCTCACCCGGCGATTGCTACGGCCTCGCCAACCGGGCCGGGGAGTTTGTTGACTGTATTGCTGCCGGCGGTAGCGGCAGCGCCGCCACGCCCGGCAGCCTCATTAGCGGTGGCGGCGGCGGTGGTTTCGCGCGTCGCACTGATCTGGCGTGGTCGCCAGGTCAACAAATGGCCTTTGAAGTTGGCAGTGGCGGTGCTGCTCCTCACGCTTTTGGCAATAGAGTGCTCGGCAACGGCGGCACGGCGCACACTTATTTCTATTCGCCAGCCAATCCAGGGGTGCGCGCGCTTGTTGGCGGTGGCGGTCTAGGTGTCGGTTCTGCGGCCGGACCTGTCGGCGGCGGTGGCGGTGGCGGCGCGGATGCTGGCAACTATGGTAATGGCGGCGGGCGCGGCGGCAATCTGGCGGGTGGCAGCTACGGTTCTTGCTGCACAGGCGGTGGCGCTGCGGCCAATCCAAGCGGCGGCGGCGCGACGGGTGGCGATATCAACAGCGTGGTCCCGGCGGGTACGGTCACGGGCGGCGGCGCCGGTCCTGGCGCTATTTACGGCCCCTGGGGGCCGGGCTCGGGTGGCACGGGCGCCAAGGGCGGGGAGGGCACCTCTGGCGGGGCAGGTAGTCATTACGGTGGCGGCGGTGGCGCCGGCATGGGCAGCAGCGTTGCCCATAATGAGTACGGCGGCGCGGGCGGCGCCGGCCTGATCGTCATCCGCTACGAGCCGCAATATGCGCCGACGATTAACTGGATATCGCCCAACAGCGGGCCAACCGCGGGCGGGCAAGCGGTCAGGATCAACGGCAGCTTCACTGAGGTAACCAGCGCCAATATTGGCGGTGCGCCAATCACCGGCATGACTTGGAACGGCACCGATGTCTATGGAACGACATCCGCGGGCGGCGCCGGCACCTACAATGTCAACGTCTACCGAAGCAACGGCCCCAGCCCTGGCGTTGGCGGCAGTCTCTACACTTACGTCAACCCGCCATCAATTTCGAGCTGCGCGCCGTCATCAGGACCAACCACGCCTCACAACGCCGTCCTGGCCGTCATCACCGGGGCCAATCTGGACGGCGTCAGCTCGATAACATTTGGCGGCACGGCGGCGGCCCCTATTGCTGTGATCAATTCGACAACGCTCCACGCCTGGGTACCGGCGCATGCTGCCGGCCTGGTCAACGTCGCAGTGGCCAACGGCTACGGCTCCGGCAACGCCAACATCTACACCTACGTCACGCCACCATCGCTTAGTGCGGTTGCCTCGCCGGTTCCGGCGCTAGGATTAATACACGGCGGCACGGCGGTAACACTGAGCGGCGCCGATCTGACCGGCGTCACGTCCGTGACGTTTGGCGGTTCGCCAGCCTCCGGTGTTAGCGTCGTCAACGCTAACACCATCACTTGCGTGACGCCGGCTCACGCCAAGGGGCTTGTCGATATCGTTGCCACCAACGGCTACGGCTCTGCCACGCTGACGAATGGTTTTACCTACCTGATCCCGGCGGCGGGCTTCAACATGCCGAACATGGGGATCTGAGATGCCACGCAACGGAGGTGGAGATTACTACCTGCCGCCCGGCACCGAGGCGGCGCCGGACACCACGGTGGACAGCGCGCGATATAATGTATTCACGGCTGACGTTGAGGAAGAACTCAACCGCCTGATCGATTCCTACGTCGCCGCGGGCGGCGACTTATCGGGGCTCGAGGCCGACATCGCTGCGCTCGAGAATAACAAAGTGACGAAGGCCGGCGACACCATGACCGGCCACTTAACGCTGCCGGCTTCGCCTGCGGCCGCCAACGCCGTGCGCAAGGACTATGTCGATACGGCCGACGCGCTGAAAGTCGCTAAGGACGGCGACACGATGACGGGGCACCTGTCGCTGCCAACTTCTCCGGCCGCCGCCAACGCGGTGCGCAAGGATTATGTAGACGCCGCTGATACCGCTGTCACCAATGCCAAGGTCGCCAAGGCGGGCGACCAGATGACTGGCCAACTCACTACCGCCCCCTCGCAGAGCATCGCCTATGGCGGCAGTGTCGGCTCGATTGAGGTGCGCAGCACTGGCACAGGCGATGCGGCGATATCCTTCCACCGACCGGGCGGTGGCTTCGCCTGCAATTTCGGTTTGGGCAGCGATCACAACTTTTATTTTGGCGGTTGGTCGTACGGCGGTGCCACCCACAGGCTCTGGTCAACGCGCGATTTCAATTACACTCCATTGAACAAGGCCGGCGATACGATGTCGGGGGCGTTCACGTGTAGCTCCTCCATCTTTACTTCGGCGAACTTCCATCTCTCTAGCGGCAACGGGCTTTATTTCGAGGGTGGTTACACCGTTCGCCTGTATTGGGACGGCTCTAACATCGTGTCTTCTGCAGGGTTCTTCGCTGGCGGCATCAAGTCTGGCTCGGGCTATGCCTGCAAACAGGGCACGGCTGGTGGCTACAGCAACACCTTCAACTATTTCTGGACCAACTCGGTGATGCAGCAGTGGGTTGACAACGTCAACACCGGCAACGTCAGCGTCACGTCGGACTATCGCGCCAAGAAAAACGTTCTCGACCTTCCCAGCACGTGGGACACGGTGAAGGCGCTGCATCCGATCAAGTTCGAGTATAACGACTGGACGCCGCCGTGGCACATACCACCGCCGCCAGAAGAGGGCCAGCCAAAAGCACCATCGTTGTTTATGGCCGATGGTGTCGAGCGTTGGGGCTTCCTTGCGCATGAACTGCAAGACGCGCTGATCATGGATGCGGCGACTGGCTACAAGGATACGACGGAAGAGATCCAATCGCCCAACCCCTGGACCGTGATCGCGGCGCTAACCAAGGCACTGCAAGAGGCGATGGCGCGGATCGAGGCGCTGGAGGCACGTTAATGGTCGAGGGAGCCAGGTCATGGATGCGAGAGAACTCTGGGCTGATCTATTTTCTGATTGCACAGTTCATCGCGATCGGGGCCATGGCTGCTTCTGCGATCGCCTACATGGTCAAGCTGGAGACGCGGGTCAGCATCATGGAGGAGCGTGGCGCAGCGTACACGGTGGGCCGAATGGACGAGATGAAACTGAAGATCAACGCGCTGGAGCAGCAGATCGAGCACAACGAGCGCAGCATCAATCGGATCGTCGACGTCATGACCAAGAAACTAAACATCAGCCCTTAGGAGATCACGATGCGTATTTGCATATCCAGCGGGCACTCGACGAAATGCCAGGGCGCGGTGGGAATAATGAATGAAGTCGAGGAGGCCACCGCCGTCGTCGACGAGGTTGCGCTGTACCTGGCCGACGCGGGTTACGCGGTCGAAAAATTCCACGATACGGTCAGCATCAGCCAGAACGAGTGCCTCAATCGAATAGTGGATTGGCACAACGCCCAGGGCAAAAGAGACTACGACGTCTCGGTGCACTTCAACGCCTCGGAGAGCCACCAGGGCCACGGCGTGGAGGTGTTCTATGGCAGTCCAAAGCAACTCGCCGCCGAACTCTCGGCCGCCATCAGCAACGTCTCAGGGCTCACCAACCGCGGCGCCAAGCCCGACCCGGGGCTGTTCTTCCTGGGGCACACCGCCGCCCCCGCGGTTCTTATAGAGGTTTGCTTCCTGGACCACGCCGGGGATGTCGAGCTCTACCGCACCTACTTCCCGCTGATCTGCGAGGCGATCGCCGACGTACTCAGCGGCGACGCCGAGGTCAGCCCGATGCCGCCGGAAACAACGGCGCTGTTCCATGAGATCGGCCTGTGCAGCCACTTTGGAGGGCCCGATGATACGACAGGCGTTTCGGACAGCGAGGGGCTGGCTTTCATCTACGCTGTACAAGATGCCCCGCATCTATTCCTACCTGAAGGGACGCCTGGAACAGTGGGTTGCGGGCTTGCCCGCCGCCTCAACCCCCACGTCCACTATGTGGCCTGCCGATGGGATTATGAGCAAACTCCGAAACCGTCTCTCCTCCAGAGCGTCGCCCTCGTCCGAGCCGCCAAGACCGGAATCGCGCTCACCGCCTTCCCCGCCGACTGGGGACCCAACGAAAAAACCGGACGGATCGCCGACCTCTCGCCAGGATTGATGGCGGATCTCGGCATCACAACGGACGATGAAGTTGAGGTGATCTACCCCTGGAGGGGAGATTGACCAAGTTCCTACGCTGTAAGGATTGCGGCATCAGCATCGCAAACAAAAAGCTGGTTTGTGACGAATGCGGCAAAAAGCGCGCTAATCCATCCGACAAATTTCGTGAGACCCGTCCGGCTGTACTATACGGACGATGTCGTGTTCATAGACGAAAATCCGTTCCTCGCGGAACCGAATGATCAGGATCGGCCGGATCGGCTCATCGCCAGGATACTTCAGCCACTCGTTCTTGATGACCTTGAACTGCTTGTAGCACGCCGGCGGGTTCCAGCCACCGCCGTGCTGATAGCCGCTGTCGAATTGCTCGGCGGCCTTGCGTGGGTCGCTCTCTTTAAGCATCGACAGAAGCATTCCGTACTGTTCCCAGGCATCCTCCTGGCTGACGCCGTTGACGTTGATATAGACCTGCATCAGTTTATCCTCAGCGGGTGATCCTTGGCCCACAGCACCATCGCCATGATGGCGGCGACGGCGAGCCGGTTCATGTCCATGGTCGCGGCGCCCCCCGCGCGCTGCACCAGGATGTTATCGCGCATTGCGGCGGCCACCTCCCGGATCATCTCCTTGGTGTCCTCTTTGGATTGGTGCTCAAGCATCTGCATTTTTACCCTCCTCGCGCGCCTTCCAGAGGTCCCTGGCGCGGTACGCCTTCTCAATGGTGAGTATGTTGCGCTGGACTACTTCGTGGCTGTCCTTGCCGATCCAGCGCACCACCTCGTAGGTGTCGGTCGCCTGGTCGAGCCACACCGAGTAGCGGATCATTGCAGCGGCCCCCGCATGGTTGAGAGGATTGCGACGTAGATCAGGACGCAGAGCCCGACCGTGACGGTTGAGACCAGGCCCGTGAGCAGGAGGTCATGCATCAGCGCGACCCCCCGTTATAGGCGTAGGACGCGGCCTGGTAGGCAGCATGCTCAAAAGGGCAGGGTGGTTCCTTCGCCGCGCCGCCGGCGAGTGCGACAGCGTCATTGATAGCGACAGCTACCAGGTCAGAGAGCAGCTTGTTGTCAGTATACAGAATCAATTCCAGGTCGCCGTGTTGGCTTTCGACCCGGATCACCAGCGGCTCGCCGTAGGTTCCGAGCGACGCGGCGCTAATGCGTTTCAACTTAAAAATTTGCAATTGAGTATCGGCAGTCGCAGACACGATAGACCCCCTTGGTTGAGTGTTGACATAAATCAACCTATCCAAATTTTTGGGAACTACAAGCCGCGTTGACAAAATAATTAGGGAGAACTAAAAACATCCCATGGCAAACAAACTCAATACCACAGGCGAAGTGTTAGACTTCCTCGGCGGCGACAAGATCGTGGCGCTGATGCTAAAGGCCAAGCCGAAAGCGGTCAGCAATTGGAGATACTTCGGGTATTTTCCCGCGCACACCTACCTGGCGATCAAGGACGAGCTGACGCGGCGTAGGCGAAGTGCGCCTGATTCGCTATGGGCGATGACGCCTCCTTTACGGCAACGTAAGACCGCCTGACCAATTCTGCGCGGGTTTGAGGATGGCCCCCATCGCTACCGCGCAGGAGAAGGCCGCCGGGACGACTTCAACTCCCGTCCCGGCGGTTGACCTTTAGCCTAAGGAACCGCCGCATGAGTATTCCGAAATTCAGCCAGAGCTGCGTTACCTTGCGGGCGTTACTCGCGAGCCACAAAGGCACGGTAAAGGGCGTGGATGGGTTGTCGGTCGACGAGCAGCTGTTCCTGACCTCGACCTGCGCCACCGAGGTGCTGCTGCACTCCATAGCGATCATAGCCAGCGCCGACTACGAGGTGGCCGTCGGTGGTCTACGCGCCATCGAGATGGAGCAGCGGCTCAGTGAAATCTGCGCCGAAATGAACGCGCTGTATGACGAGGCCGGATGACCCCATGAGACCTAAGCTAAACCAGATGAGTGTTCGCATCATCCGCGATCTCTACCGCGCAGGGGCGTCAGGCAAGGACCTGGCGTTCCTGTACGGCGTATCAAAGTCGACGATATCCGGCCTTATCCACAACAAGACATGGAAAGATTCGCGATGGCAGGCCGAGCTCTTATCGTTCGATCCTCGTTCGCCAACCCGTTCACCTGGGGCTGGCACCGCTTCCTATTCTACGAAAGCCGGCGCCGAGGCCGAATGATATGAAACTGCTGTGCAAGCACTGTGGCCAGCCGCTGCCGCCGGAACAACGCGCCGGCGTCTACTTGCCGCCGATGAAGGCGCAGATCTTCGACATGGTCAAGAAAAGCCCAGGCATCAGCGCCGCCACCATGGCCAAGCGGATGTATGGCCGTAATGAGCTGTACGAGCTGCGGCGGATCCGGGTTCACGTCAGCCAGATTAACGAGCTGCTGGCCGGCGTCGAGATCAGGATCGTGGGCGACGGCGACATCAAGAAGAACCACCGCGGCGACGGTTTCCGCCGCGGCGAGTACCGGGTGATCAAGCAGCCTTAGCCCTCCTGGCCTGGTGCTCGCGCAAGTAGGCCTCAAAAGCCTCCTGCGCCGTCATCTTCAGATGAACGCGATTCCATTTTAAGCCATCCACCGTCCCGTTCGCGAAGCAAACGCGACAGATTACCGGCTTGGTTTGACCTGATCTGTGCAAGCGCGCGATGGTCTGCTCCCACATCTCCGGCGACCACGTGGGGCTATACCAGGCGATGTCGCACCCCCCGTGCTGCAAGTTTAACCCGTGGCCGCCGGAGGCCGGGTGCAGGGCCATGAACGGCAGCTCGCCGGCGTTCCAGGCTTTTATGTTACGATCGGACTGTTTGTCCGAAACGCCAGCGCCCAAGTAAGGTAAATCCTGGCCTACGACCTGCTTCATGATGTCGAGGTCCTCCAGGAACTCATAGACCAAAAGCACCGGCCCGGTGCTTTCGTCGACCAGGTCCTCGAGCCAGAGCTTTTTCTCCTGGTGGATCCGCAGGGCGTGGAGCTGGGTGTCAGGATCGTAAAGAAACCCGTTGGCGATCTGGGCCAGCTTGCCGGTCGCGACCGCGGCCGAGGCCGCCAGGACGTCCTTGCCCCTGGCGTTGGTAATCAGCCGCTCCGCCATATCGTCGTAAATCTGCCTGGCGTCGGCCGGCAGGTCGAAGCGGTCCTGGATGATAGTCAATGCCGGGATCTGCGGCATCTCGTTCTCGGCCAGGGTGACAATGTACGGCGCGATTTCCGCGTTGATCTTGTCCTCGGCGCCAGGGAACGGCGACCAGGTGTAGCCCCACTGGTCGGCCGGATAGAAGCGGTCCTTGCGCCAGTTGTAGTAGCTCTTGCCCCATAGCTTGCCGCGGGTCACCACCCGTGCCGGCATGAACAGGTTCTCCGGCCCTGAGGGACGTAATGTGCCGGTTAGACCCCACACCATCTTCCAGCGCCTGGCGTGCTTGGCCAGTTCCTTGGCCCGCACCCCGGTCGGGTTCCTGAGCTTGGACACCTCGTCGATCACGAGCAGGTCGAATAGCGGACTATCCGCCGGCTGCGTCGAGAGCTCGTGCAGCACCGAGCAGATCACGTCGATGCCGACGATGGTCAGGTCATAGTCCGCGGCCTGGCCCAGCATGGTCTTGCGATCCTCTGGCGAGCCCGTAAGGACCCGATATCGCAAATTTGCGATATGTTCCCACCCCACGATTTCATCGGGCCAGACGGCCCGCGCAACGCGTTTGGGGGCCACGATAAGGGCGTGCCGGATCACGCCGTCGCGCAGCAGCTCGGTAATAGCCGTCAATGCCGATACCGTCTTGCCGCCGCCCGGCCTGGCGACGCAGAACGCCTCGTCGTTCTGGTAGAGGTGGGTGGCGATGCGCTGCTGGTAGGCGCGCAGCTCGGATTCAGCCCTCATGTGTTTCTCCTGGCACGGAACTGGTACAGGGACTGGCGCCGGTTCAGCACGACATAGTCGAGCTTTCCGCCGAGCCTGAGCTCGCGCAGGATCCGGCCAGGGCTGTCGGGGGCAATGCGGACATCGTGGCTCATGACATAACGCCGCAGCGTTTCGGCGTGGAACGAGCGCCCCGCCATGCGCTCATGAAAGTGCATGATCAACGGAGCAATCTTGCTGTGGACCCGGGCGCGCTCGTAGGGATCATCGTTGTTGTACATGGCCACTACCCCTCGTGCTTGGTGTAGTACGGACTGACAGTCTCCTCCGACATCAGCGGCAAGCCTTCGGACCAATCGAACCCGCGCCGCATCTGGTAGCGCAGGCTTATCTCCGTGGCTTTCGCGAGGGATAATTCCGTCTCGCAGACCACTTCATCGTGCGTGTGCAAGCGGACATTCATATTTCCTTCGGGGTATTCGTTTTCCAGCCGCACTAGCGTTCCTCGCAGCACATCAGCCGCGACGGCCTGGACCACGTTTTCGCAGGCCATGCCGTGCCAGAACACGACGCGGGCGTAGCCGCGGCTGAAGCGTAGTTTGGTGGAGAATTGCCCGGTTGGTTTGTCGTCGTCGTCGAGCTCCTCGACGCGCTCGTACTTGATCCGCCGATAGGTCAGGATCCGGCCCGAGGGCAGCACGCAGAGCAATGAGCCGCCAAGGTACTGTGGCTTGAAGCAGTAGTGGATCCGTTCGTAACGCTGCACTGTGTTGGGCGCCAGCAGGGCGCGGTTGATAGCGCCCCAGAGACCGTAACTGCCATTCTGGTCGTGGCGACCCCAGAACCGGACCGCCCAGCCATTGGCCCTGCGCCAGCGTTCGACGATGGCCTTGGCCTCGGCCTCCTCGAGGTGCATGCCGTAACCGGCCGCCATCGTCAGCAGGGCGCCGACGCCACCGCCAAACCCGAGCGCGAGCTCGACCACCTTGCCGCGCTGGCGCATTGGCTTGGTGACCTCGCCGTAGGAGACGTTGGAGATCTCCGCCGCGGTGCGGGTGTAGAGATCCGGCACGCGGGGGTCGCGATCGACCTCACGAAATATGTCCAACCGCGCCTCGTCGCCGGCGAGCCAGGGCAGCACCCGCGCCTCGATATTGGACCAATCCGACCAGACAAAATCATTCCCCTCTGATGGCACGAAGGCGGGCCGGATCAGCAGTGACAGCTTGCGGGAAACCGGATCATCATTGCCGCCGGCCTGCACCAGCTCGCCGTAGGAGCACTTGGCGAGCAGGGCATCTATGGCGCCAGGCTCGTCCGGGAGGGTGTCCCTGGCCAGGTTGTGGATCTGGACGCCCTTTGAGGAGGCGCGGCCAGTCTGAGCGGCGCCGTTGAAAACGTATTGCCCGTAGAGCAACCCATCGACGTGCTGCGCCTCGATCTTGGCGAATTTCGCCGGCGTCTTGCTGCCACCCCAAAGCCGAATTGTTAAGACGCGCTCAGCCTTGAGGTAGTCGGGATTGTTGCGATCGAGCGTCTGGATGAAGGCCAGAAGGCGTTGCACCTGCGCCCGACGCAGGGCGAATTTCGGCGGTTTTACAATTTCGCCATTTTCGTCGGTTTCTTCCTCGCGTTTGAGGAGTATCTCGCGGCCGCCGGGTGGTAATATCTCGAGCAGCCAGGCGGTTATCTTTGCCACTTCATCAACGGTCTTAACCCGGCCCGCGGTCAGGCGCTGGATTTCGGCCGCGGATCGGCTCTTGTCCTCGGTCGCCAGGCTGCTAGCGTGCGCGACCATCGACAGGTCGACCCCCACGCCGCGCGCATTGATCCGTTCCATCGCCCAGCATTCCTGCCACTCGGCATAGCTCAATTGCCGGGTACGCTTGAACACGCCGCGCATCGCCTCGATGTCGGCGGCGGCATAAACCAGGAACATCTTCCAATCTTCGGGGTGGGATTGCGGTGTGGCCGTGGAATCCGGCAGGCAGAACAACTTGATCAGCCTATCGCCGGCCTCCTTCTTCTCGGCGGCGCCGGTCGTAATCGCCGCCATCTTGAGGTCGGGCGGTAAGCCCGAGGCGACGGCCTGCGCCATCACGTCAATGATCATGTGCGGCTCGAGCTCGGGGAACCACGCCGTGGCGTAATTCCAGATCGCGCGATCGAACGAGCAATTCCAGGCCGCCCACACCGCCGTACCGTTCACCACCTTGGCGTGGTGCCTAAGGAAGTCGAGCGGCAAGTCGGCCAGGTCGAGCGCGTCGCCTGGACGCCTAGAATTAATAATATTAGACGCCGGCCCGTCGCCGATCGCGTACGCCAGGATGATGGCGTCGGCGTTAGTGGCGTAGGCGTAGGTGCCATCTTTGATTGACCGCTTTCCGCGGGCCTCAAAATCAATCCAGCCGATTTCGTCAGGCGCGAAGGTAGCGCCGATCTCTCTGCCCTTGAGCATGGGGCGCTCTCCTTACGTGCATGGTGCATGGGTAGTTTCCGGGCCGCCGGTTAGGCGGCCCGGTAATTCAGGGTATTTAGCGGGCCGGTCGGCGGCGCTGCCCGGTGTGGGCCTGCTGGGTAGAAACTGGCGCCTCCGGCGCGGCCGCCACCGGCTCGGGTTCTGGCTCGGTTGGGACCACCTTCAACGGCGTCTTGCGGACCCTGGCCGGCTTGGCGGGCTTGGCGGGCTCGGCCTCGATTTGGGCGCCGGATTCCGGTGCCTTCACCTTGGGCGTGGCGCCGGCCATGTTGCCCTCGGCGTCGGACCAGCCGGTAATCACCGCAATCGGGTTGTAGATGGTCCGTTTGTAGGTCTTGTGGTCGTAGGAGGTCCACTTCCAGGTCACGATAGGCCAAAAATAGGCGGCATTTTCTGTCCCTTTTACCGCGCGGATCCTGGCGTGGACGGCGCTGATCAAGGTATCGAACATGCGTTTGAAGCCCATCGAGTTATTCTTGTAGAGCACCGCGGTGTCTTGATCCTCGCCGTCGATGCAGGTCATTTCAAAGCTGAACTGCTCCGTGAAGGCCTTGCCCTGGATCGGCGCCGGCTGCGCCGGCATTGGATCGCCGCGGAAGATCATAGACATGGTCTGACCGAGCAGCTTGCCGTCGTTCCAACAGCACCAGCCGCGCTGCATGCTCGGCAACAGGATCGCCCAGTGCGAGCCCTCCTGCATTTCGTTGTCGTCGACGCCAAAGACGAAAGTGCCTTCGATCAGGCGAAATAGCTGCATGCCGCCATCGCCGATGACCAGGGCGCTGCGGGTATCCTCGATGCCCTTCTCGACCATCTCGGCAAAGTTGTCGGGTAGGTAGTTATTACGGTTGACGATATCGTTCATGGTGTTCTCCTTCGTGTAACCGCGCTCGGGCCGGCGGCGTGGCCATCCAGTACAGTGGTCTTGATTATATCCAGTAGCTTTTTGCGATCGTCCGGGTGGACACGGGCCATGTAGATCATGGCGGCGCCGAGGGCGGTTATCGCGGCGTCGTGGGGCGCCTCGTCATCCAGCACGGCCACTACCCGTTCCAGGATCGAGTTTAGATGGCCCCATACCTCTGGCCGGGTTGATTTGGTCATTTGGACGCCTTCTTCAGCTGTTTCAGGGAAGCCTGGAATTGCTCAATAACGAGGCCGCGCTCGACGGCCGGCGCCGGATCGCTCTCGGGGCACACTGTCGTTTCAGTTGAAGGCGGCGCTACGCGAAGATGGTCCGGGATCTTAACGCCCTTGCGCCGCGCCGCGGCGTCGGCTGTGGCGAAAGTCTGCAGCTTGTACTGCCAGATCTCGTCCGGCGCGAAGCCCAGCTTTTGCAGCTCGGCCGCGACCTCGACTTCGTCGATCCACTGCCGCTGCTTGGCCTTGGCCTTCAACTTCCAGCCTGGCACCTTGCCGCCGTCCTCGAGGTAGGCGTGCAGCTGCTCGTCGACTTCCTTCTTGTACATCGCGAACAGGTCGACGAAGTTTTTAGCCCTCGCCAGGTACTCCGCGTAGGGCGTGACCTCCTTCGACACCATCTCGGTGCGCGGCACCAGGTTCAGCGCGGCGAGCTCGAGCATGGGCCCGGTCCACAGCGGGCAGTTGATCTTGCACGGCGCGAACCTGCACCACTCGCCCTTCTTGAGCGGCGGGTCGCGGTCCATGGCGATCATCACCGCTTCCTTCATATCCTCCGCGAACCATTTCAACTCCTTGCGACTGATCACAACATCCGTCAGCGGCTCGTCGGTGCGCGGCTGGACGATGGCGACCACCAGCGCACGGTTGTTCTTGAACAAATGCCGGGCGCTGTTGAGCAGGCCGGTGGCGTAGTACAGCAGCTGCGCATTGACGAACTCGCCGCCCTCGTCCGCGTAGACTGCCTTTACGGGGACGCCCTGGCCAAACTTCCAATCCAGCAGCAATAAATAGCGGTCATTTTGCAGGACCAAATCGCAGGTGCCGAAACCGCCGGGCACGCCAGGGAACGTGACCTTGACCTCGATGCCGACGACCTCGAAATTGCCGCCGTACTTTTTCTCGAGCGTATCGAGCGCCATCAGCGCCGGCCAGATCATGTCATCGACGTGCGCCTTGGTCAGCACGCGATCGCCGATCAGCTGACCAATCCAGTAGTCGGGCTCGGCCTGCTTTGCCGCCAGGCCGCCGAGCTGGCGATTGCGCATCAGCCGGTCCATCACCGCGTGCGCGAAAGTGCCTTCCTCGGCGAACGAAGATGAAATATCTGATGAGGGTGGCAGGGCCAGCGTGGCCTGGTAGGATCCTGGACAGTTCAGGAGACGTCCCGCGGTGGAACCGCCGACGATCGACGAGTGCTTGGCCATCGTGTATCCAAATAATCAGGGTGCAAATGTTCAGGTGTTCACGATGATCGCGCGGAAAAAGAATGTCAAGGAAAGTGTGCTCGAGAGTGAGCTGATCCGGCGCGTCGAGGCGCTGGGCGGCGTGGCCGAGAAGGTTACCGTGCTGGGGCGCCGCGGGTTTTTCGATCGCCTAATTATTTTGCCTTGTGGACAAGTCTGGTTCGTTGAAGTCAAACGCAATGCGGCCGCCTACGTTTCGCCGCATCAACACGCCAGGCATAAAAAGTATCGTGCCCTTCAGGCCAATGTTGCCATCGTCTGTAGTCTGGAGGATATTGATCAGCTACTAGCAGCCGCAGCACCTTAAAAATTTGGACCGAAACGGGGGAGCGCCCGTTTCGGTCCAGTCACTCTGTTTCCCATCCCTGCCAGGAGACAAGAAACCATGGCCATTAATGACCTGATCGAACTACGAAAGCAACTATTTGCTAACGGCTACCAGCCCATCCCGAACTACGACAAGCAGACTTTCCTAAAAGGTTGGAACGACCCGGATTATAGTCGGCTACCCGACATAGCGAAATTCCCGCGCCGTTTCCAAGCTACTGGACTGCGGGTGACTAATAATTTGAGGGTAATTGACCTCGACATCGACCACCCGTTAATTGACCAAGTGTTTTCGGCCATTGATGAAATCGTGCCGGATGTATCCAATCGTGCACCCGCCCGCTACGGCGCCAGCCAGTACAAAGTGGCGCTGTTCTGCCGGGCGCCCGAGGGCGACGCAGCATTTTCCATGCTGCCCGTGCATAAGTACCTGGTCGACGGCAAGGCCCACAGCATCGAGATATTCGGCGGCGGCATGGCCAGG